ACATAACCCGCGACCGTCTTTGGTGTCATGCTGAGTTGACCAAACACCGGAGCGCCTTCAGTCGGAGCAGAAGTTTCACCGACGAAAGCAACCGTTGTCTTGGTTGCCAACTTAGGAATCGCTACATTGCCTTGCAAGCCTGTGAGCATACGAGCGCCGAGACCAGCCATAACAAGCGTATCGCGGAGAGCATCGATATAGAGATCACCACGCTGATCGGTTCCGATCATGTAGCCGCCCTTCGATGTGCCTGTGCCTGTGCCAGAGATAACGTCACGCTTGCTCCAACCGATATCGGCAGGAACATAAAAGCCGCGAGCATCTTTACCAATACGGCTACCAATTTCTTGCGAAATTTCACGCTCGAAACCTGCCTTCGACCAATCACCAGTTGCTGAAGCATTGATCGCGCGGAGAAGCGAATAGCTTTGTGCTTCACGCGAATTGAGGCCGACATTATTCGGATTGGAAACAATCGCATCCGAACCAAGGCTTTCAATCAATTCACCACGGAATTGCTCAACTGAAACGCCACGAGCAATCGCCTTTTCAGCGAGATCGCGCTTATTCAATTTCGCACCAATGGCGAGAATTTCCGCATTTGCTTTCGCAATAGACGCGCGGAGTTCGTCTGTTTTAACTTCGGTCATTTCAAGACCCTCCAATGAGTTAGAGATAATTTCAACCGATCGACCAACACCAACCGACATATCGGCAGGAATTGAGACAATCGATGCTTCCAAAGGAGTCCAAGAATTGACGCGATAGACCGTCCCGTCCACGCTATCATCCCGAACCATTTTATTGACCCGATAACCGACAGAGATATTCTGTCTGATACCGTCAACCACATCGCTAAACACCTCTCCGGCTAGACCGCTTTTTCCAAAGCGAACCGTCGCGCGCATCACACGCGCCGAGCCGTCAAGAGCCACTTCTTCGATGATTCCGATTTGCTTCTCTGGGTCATGATCCAACAAGAGCGGAGCGCGACCAGAAGCAAGAAAACTGAGATCGATGGAGTTAGGATTGTGGTCCAGAATCTCCATCCCGAACGAGCGTTCAACTGGCAATTCAGACGAAACAGCGATCCGAACCCGCCGCTCGTCAGGATTAACTGGAGAAGCATCCATTGAATAAGAACGATGCTGAATGCTTTCAGCCGAGCGATCTTCCTCGCCATTTACAGGCAAAGGCATCGCCATCGCAGGAGAGGCTTCAAGCGGATTCAACTGAACAGGAGGAGCGACATCAAGGAGCGTTTCAGGCATCTCAGGTTGCGCTTCTTCCATGTCAGACGGCTCGTCTTCGGAATACATTTTTTCCTTAGCGAACGTAATCACATAGGTTTCATCATTCTCAGCAACATTGAGAATATGCCGCTTTTCAAGATTTGAATCGCTGTTTTTCATTCCCGTTGCTTCCTCAAAAATCATAGGTTTGAAATCATGATCTGCTAACCATTTCCGAGCATCAGCCGCCGTAAATCGATCTGCCTGAAATCGGATTGCCTGTAATTCTGTTTTCCCGTCCTTAATTCCATATATCGCATCTATGCCATCGCCAAAATCGTTATTTTTTCTGGCGAAGGAATCGTATTGAGCCGGATCGGTCAGTCTTGCCGCGTGTTCGTTAGGATAAGGCCGCATATCTTCATATGATCTGAGCGATTCAATTTTCCGCAATGTCGAGAATTTATGACCAACTAAAGTATCAGTCGGCTCCCATCCTTCCTCGGTATTCTGGAAAATACGGATCAAAGCCGCAGGATCATCTGCCGAAGCATTGATCGAGAACTCGCTTTCAGGAATTCCGAGAACGCCTTCCCTCATAATATGTTCGATCTGACCTCTGGCGGTTCCACCTGAAGAATCCCAAGAAACAAAATCGCCGACACTAAGAGCATCGGGAGCCGCTCGATCCTGATTATCAATTCGGTCCATCTGATCCACCTTTCGATTGGCCCAAGACATACCAGAATCACCACCCCACAAACACCAAGCGATTTTTCCGTTTGATGGATAGCCATCCTCGCCTTGCCGGAACCCTTCCGCCTGTTTATCGACCTCATGCCGAGCGAAAAATGATTTCATCCGCCGAACCGTATCGGGAGAAAGATCGACCTTATTCTTGATGTCTCTGGCTCTGGCGATCCCTATCTCAGTGCCGCCACGACCGAATTCCTGCCGCCAAGCAAGGCCGCGTTCTGCCTCGGCGACCATCGCATCCGTAGGAACAAGATCGATCTCCACGCCTTTATATTCAGCCATCGGAGCCACCTGTCACACTTGGATTTGCAGGAAGTTTCGAGCCGAATGGTTGGAAAGCCGTCTCGATGCCATACTGCTTCGCCAGTTCTTTTTCCGATTCAATCTGAGCAAAGACTTCTTCGACATCCCGCCCGTAATGCGAGGCAATGTCCTGCATGGTCGTAATACCGTTCTGGAGACCGATTACATGAGCGTTGATCTCTTTCTGAGGATCGACCCAATTCCAGCCACGCGCACGATAGATGATGTTATCGGCGAACTTGTCGAACTTCGTGACAGGAATGGTGACCTGATTCGTTGACATCGCCAATGATAGCCACTTGCGGAAAATAGGATCGATAAAATGCTCAATCATAAATTGCTGAAGCATCTTGTAATGGTCTCGATCTTCCATCGCGCCTTGGCGGATTGAGGAATACGAAACGCCTTCGAGATTATTGGCTAAACTGACATAGGAGACACCCAAGCCCGAAGCAATGCCACGCAGAACCGCCTTTTCGAACTCAGCGAAGGCTGAAACAGGATGCTGAGGATCGAAAGATTGAAAAGTCATTCCCTTCGGAAGCTGTTCAAACGTTCCGGGCGATGCCTCCATAATTGGAGCGTTATAATCTTCCATATCCACGCCGGAATAGCCGTCACCATCAGGAGATGTGAAGAAACCCATCTTTGAGGCCGCTGTTCGAGCCGCAACAAGTTCAGCTTCCTCATATCCATCGAGCATTTTCAAGCGAGTGAGAGCAGTCGCCATCCAAGGAAACCCGCGAGTCTGTCCCGATCGATCGGATAAGAAAATATGCAGAATCTCATCTGCCGGAACGCGAATGCGCTTGATGGTCGAAGGCTTGGCAAATTGTTGATCTGCCGGATGACTTGCCAGTAACCAATAGGCGACAGGCTTGCCAAATTTATTGATCTCGACACCCATCCGAATTTGATTTCCATTCGGACCGATCGCCATATTATATTCTTCGTCGAGATAATCGCTTTCAAAGAATTGAATTGCGAAACCCCAAGGATTATCACGAGTTTCTACAAAGCGAACGATGCACTCACCATCGCGCGCGACATTCGAAATGAACATCCGCTGACAATCGAGCCACGACATTTTGCCGTCCATCGTCGGCGTTCCGCGACGACCCCAGATATCCCATTGCCTCTCGATAATTGAGTTCCCGACCGTATCGAGAGAACCGTCTGAATTCCGCGCGCGAACCTGAATGCGAACGCCTGTATCGCCGACAACGTTCGTTTCAATCATCTGCAAATAGCGTCGAGCGTAATCATTATTCCGCGCAACATCACGACACCTGTCGCGAACCCTGCGGAGAGCAGGACGAATTTCACTATCAGCCGACAAAGTGTTCGCCACAAAATCGGCAAAAAGCCGACCAGTTGCCGCCGCAGTATAAGACCGCTTCGGAAATTTATATCCATTCGGAGTTCTTTTCTCACGAAAAAAGTCAAATAGACCCATTTTCAGAACCTCACGCGGATCGTCTGGCCTGTCGCTTGACCAAGTTTTTTCCGATATTCCCGCTTCTGTTTGACAAGTTCACCCATATAATAATCGCGCCATTCGAGCAGATCAGCGACACCCATCCGAGTCAGCGATCGACCATTAATCGAATAACTCGCCACATCCTGATCGGCGCGACCTTGCAGAATAGATTCAATTTTCTTGACCATGATCTCGGCATGAGACCGAGGATCAGCCGACCCGCTATCGAGATCGGCGATAATTGTCCACATTCCGCGCTCGATGACGATCCGGTTCGTGCCGTCGCTCATCTCCAACTGCCAATGGTATTCACCCGCTGTGAATCCGGCAGAAGTCGCGCTCGTTACCGTGAATAGGAAATTTCCATCCGAGGCAGTTGAGGAAACTTGAATCTCAGTTGCAGTCGCCGCGATCTTGGCAACATAGGTCGCCGTGTAGGTCGTCGGCGAATAATCAGGAAAGTTTCTGCGCCAAAGAAGATAATCGCCAACCACGATCTCAGTCGGCGTTTCCATAGGCGATTCTGAAACATTGAATAGATTTGCCATTCACGATCTCCACGAATTGACAAATCCGCCCTTTGGTCTTTGTCGCATCGGTCGTCTGATAGGAGTATTCTGCTCAGATATTTGTAACTCATTTCCATCCGCGACAATAGCAGAGGCTCTTTCCTGTCGATCGGCGATCGAATTCACGTTCAAATTCAAGATTGCCAAAGCCGCCATCGCATAGATTCGACAGTCGAGCGCCTCGTTTCGAGGCCGTATCTTCTGCCATTCGCGCCTTAAAAAGCCCTTATGATAGCGTTTGACTTGCTGTTCAGCCGTCAACTGCCGGAAATATTCGACA